CGCGTGTGCTGTCGTGGTCTGCCATGCAGCACCTGGTGCAGTCCTTGGCCGATGCCAAGCTCACCCGCGTCGACCTGGCTGTTGACGCTCTGGAAGGCGAGTTCACCGTCGAGGACGCCGTCGACTGGTATCAGTCGGGCGACTTCAATGCGGGCGGCAGGATGCCCCGGCATAGCCTCGTTGGTGACTGGCTGGATCCCAAGTACGGCCGCACCCTTGAAGTCGGCCGGCGTGAGAACGGAAAGATGCTGCGCTGCTACGAGAAGGGCCGCCAGTTGGGCGACCAGTCCAGTAGGTGGACGCGCTTCGAGGTCGAGATCCGCAACAACGACCGCGACATCCCCTTCGACATCCTCACGAACCCTGACAGCTACTTCGTTGGGGCCTACCGCTGTCTGGAGCGGATCTTGGACGCCGCTGCAGAACGCATCAAGACGCACCAGAAGGAAGGCTCCATCAGCCTCAATCAGCTCGTTACCTATGCCAAGTCAGCCTACGGCCAGCTCGTGCACGTCATGCGTGCCCAGCTCACGGCTGACGAGGTTCTCAGTTCCCTATCCCGTCCAGGTGTACCCAAGCGGCTGGAGCGTGCAAGCCTTGGCGGGTTTTCTATCGGGTCGCCGCCTGACCTTCCTCACTAGGAGTTATCCATGAATGTCAATCAAAAGTGCATCATCAAAGGCGCAGGGTTCTTCGACGGCGAAGTCGAAGGAACGACCTACAACTCGGGCCAGCTCTTCATCGAAGAGCCGTTCGACCGCACCAAGGCCAACTACAAAGGCTTCCGCACGGTCGAATACAAGTGCATGGACGCAGATGTCGTTAAGCCTCTGATGCACCTGGAGTTCCCGATCACCGCCGACGTGAGCATGGAAATCAGCGCGACCAAGCGCGGGCAGCAAATCGTGGTCACCACCGTCAAGCCCATCGGCTTGGCGCAACCCACGCCTTCCGCGAACCAGAAAGCTGCGTGATTGCAGCCTGTACCCCTCCAGCGTCGGGAGACGTCGAGGGGTATGGGGTGCAATCCCGAATTCCCGGGACCACCGTAACGGGAGAATCCTATGAACGTCCTCAAGCAAGTCTGGAACGGCGCAAAGAACCTGGCCAAGAAGGCCGTCGACTTCATCACGAAGCCGATCAATGCAGCCGCCTCGGCCACCATGGCCGTCGCCGGTGCCGCACAAGCGGCACTGCCCACCGAAGTCAGCACCGCCGTGGACACTGCCAAGACCGACCTGCTGGCTGCGATCGGCATGGTGATGGCCGCCATGGTGGCTGTGTGGGGCCTGCGCAAGCTGGCCGCAAAGATGGGCTGGATGTAATCCAACTCGGCAAGGTAGGCCCCTTGTGGGCCTGCCTCTTTCGCCATGGCATCCGGCACCGTCTCCGATCCCCAAGGCCGCTCCTGGCCTGCCGCCAGCAATTCGTGTGCTGACGTAAAGGCTGCCTTTACGCAAGCGCATGCCCAGCTGGGCTACCCCTCCTACTCTGCCAGCTCCTGCAGCTCAGATCCTGTAGCCGTCGGCACCGTCGTCACCTTCACCCCCTCCGGTCAGTGGACGGTGAGCGCAATCACCGCCACGGCCACCGCCAGCGGTGGCACTGGCGGATCCGGCGACACCAGCGGCACCACCACCGGCACCGTCTCGATGGGCTCCGGCACCCTGACTCTGACGGTCAAGGTCGAGCCCGCCCAGCCGTCGCCCGAGCGCATCAACGACTTGATGCAGCTCTTCTACCTCTCCATCGCCTTCCTGATCGTCATCTACGGCGGCAAGAAGCTCCTAAGCCTCTTTGACAGCAATCATGACAAGGACTGACCATGCCTTCCTCTATCGAGTTGTACGTCGCGGGTGTGCTGCTGCTCTCGCTCTGGGTTGCGTTTCACTAGCCCATGCCGGGTTTAGCACGGCGCAGGCCTCCAGCGGCTGGCGCATCGACTGGGACAGCGGCACCATGCAGCCCTCTGCCCAGTTCGTGCCTACACCTGGCGCAAAAGCGGCCGGCAACACCGGCTACGCCATCGTCAACGGATCGCTGCAGGGCAGCGCCACCGGCAAGCTGCCGCTGGGATCCAACGTCATCGACGTGACGGCAAGGGTGATTCCAAACAAACCCTCTCTAGGTGCTGCTGTCGGTCGCTTCATCTACAAGGTGGCGTGGCCTTTGCAGGTCGGCTCTGCGGTCTATGACCTCATCAAGGAAATGGGCCTTGATGCCTCGCGTGACGAGTCTGGCGCTCTGTCCATCGTCCAGCCTGACCCCAACCGCTGCACCGCTTCCCCTTGCTATCAGTACCAGCTACGGGACCCGTCCACCTTGCAAGGCGTCGGCGATTGGTACAAGGACAAAGCTGCCGCTTGTGTGGCTGGTAGGGCCATTGCAGACGCCAAGCATGGTGGTGCGCCATCCACCTCCTACAGCATGGACCCCTCGGCCTGCTACTACGTCTATCCCACTTCGCCTTACTCGCTTACCTATAACTTTCTCCAGCGCACGGTAAGCCCGAATCCTGATTCCACTGTGCCCATGACGCAGCAGCAGCTTGCGGACAAGATCGCCTCCGAGTCAGGCTGGCCCAGCTCGTCCAAGCTCCCCGAAGTGGTCAAAGAGGCGCTGGAGAGCGGCGAGACGATCACGGCACCCACCCCTACGGTGACCGGCCCTTCGACTGTCCAAGGCTCCAAGAGCACGACCACCGAAGGCGGCAGAACAGTGGAGAAGCAGACCATCTACAACATCACCTACAACAACAACCAGGTCAGCTACACCACCACCGTGACCACCATCACGAACGAGAACGGCCAGACCACCACCAGCACCGAGACCAAGGAAAACGAGCCGCCGCCCAACGAGTGCGCCAAGAACCCGGACAGCCTGAACTGCGCGGATCTGGACGTGCCTGCCGGCGAGATCCCGCGCACCTCGAAGAACATCGTCTACACCCCCGAAAGCTGGTTCGGTGGCGGCACCTGCCCGGCTGACAAGACCATGACCACGCACGGCATGACCATCAAGGTGTGGGACTGGCAAGGCTCCTGCTACTGGCTGGTGAACTACTTCCGGCCAATCCTGCTCATCATCGCCACCATCGTGGCGCTGATGATCGTCCTTCCAAGGGGGAACGCCTGATGAAGCTCGGCACCTGGTTGTTGGCCCTGCTCGAGCCCGCCGTCGGCCGGATCCTGGCCGCGCTCGGCTTCTCCGTGGTGCAGATCACTGGCTTGACCGTCGCGATCAACACCATCCGCGACAAAGTCATCCAAGACGTGAACGCCCTCCCCGCGGATTTGCTCAACGTGTTTCTGCTCTCCGGTGGCGGTGTCGCCTTCGGGATCATCACCGGGGCGATCACCACCAAGCTGCTCATGTGGCAGATCACCAGCTCGACCCGGATCCTCGGCGTCAATCCGGGCTAAGCCATGCTCACCCTCATCACTGGCGCACCTGGTAGCGGCAAGACGCTGTACACCATCGCCAAGCTGCTGCGGCCGCTGCTCGGCAAGACGGTCACGAAGCACAACGACGACGGCTCGACAACCGAGCTGCCTCGCACGATCTACACCAACATCCGGGGCCTGCTGGTCGATCACGAGCTGATCGACGAGGAACGGCTGAACACCTGGCACGAGTGGGCACCACCTGGTGCAATCATCTGCTTTGACGAAGTGCAAAAGCCTTGGCCGCCACGGCCGAACGGCTCCAAGGTGCCGGATTACATCCAGCAGCTGGAGACGCACCGCCACATGGGCGTGGACTTCATCCTGATGACGCAGCACCCGCTGTTGATCGACCGCAACGTCGTCAACCTGGTCGGCCGGCATCTGCACATGCGCCGGGTTGCCAACATGGCCTTGGCCGTGGTCTACGAGTGGGACCACTGCTCCCGCTCCCTGCTCTTCCGCAACTCGATCACGAAGTCCCCATGGCGCTACGACAAGACGGTCTACAAGCTCTACAAGAGCGCTGAAGTCCACACGAAGCAGCCGCGCAAGGTGCCCGGGCTGGTGTGGTTCATCCTGGCCGGCCTGGTGGGCTTCGCCTACCTCATGCCGACCTTCTTCGACCGTCTGGGCGACCGGGTGCAGGGCAAGGCACCTGGCGTCGAGGCCAAGAGCGCCAGCCCGGGCAAGCCCATCCCCCGCGCCGAGCTGGGCCACGAGCCGACGCCAGCCGTCGCTACACCGCCAGACGCCTTGGCGGCGGCCGGTGAGCGCAAGGGCGTCAGCGGCTGCATCGCGCAGGGCACGCGCTGCCAGTGCTTCGGCACCGACGGCAATCCGGTGGATCCAATGCCCCAGCTCTGCACCAGCATGGCCCAGCCGGCCCGCTCCGAGGTCGATCTGCTGCCCGACTCGCCCCGCGTGGTGGCGGCCAGCGCAGACGACCTGGACATGCGCCGCTTCATGCTCAGCCAGCGGGGCCCCGTGAGGGCCGAATAGGCCCGTCCCGCGCAGCGGGCAGGGGTCGGGAGTATGAGGGCGAAGCGCCTCATGCCAGCATCTGCAAGCCAACGGCCAGACGAGGCCGCTACACTGCGTCCCAACAAAAAGAAGTCAGTTTCAGGGATGTTGATAGGCTATGCGCGAGTCTCCACCACAGAACAGGAGACCACGCTACAGATCGACGCGCTCAACCGTGCCGGCGTGTCGAAGATCTACCAAGAGAAAAGAAGCAGCGTCGGTCAAAGGCCCGCGCTGCAAAGGCTGCTGGACGAACTCCAGCCCGGCCAGGTCGTGCTCGTCTACAAAGTAGACCGCTTCGCCCGCAGCCTTGTGGATCTGCTGCGGATCCTTGAGCGCATCGAGCACACCGGCGCCACCTTCCGCAGCCTCACCGAACCCATCGACACCAAGACGCTCGCCGGACGCATGATGATGCAGATGCTTGGCGCCTTTGCGGAGTTCGAACGCGGCATGATCCGCGAGAGAAGCATGGCCGGCCAGCAGGCAGCCATGCTGCGCGGTGTTCACTGCGGCCGCGCCCGCTCACTCCACCCCGAAGACGAGGCCGACCTGGTGCGCCTCTGGCAGCAGGGCTACTACACCATGGACACCCTGTCGAAGATCTTCAACATCCACCCGTCGAGCGTGAAGCGAGCTATCTATCGGGTGTATAAACCCGGGCATTCCAGTTTGAAATGAGCGGGGGATCTATGGATCTAGGTCTATGGGGTGCGATTGTTTCTACTGCTCTTGCTGTTCTTCGTATCTGGGAGTTTTGGCAGGCAAGCTTCCGGCTACAGACGACTTATTCGTTTACGTCCAGCGAGGAAGAAGGCAACAAGATTTCTATTCACAACCTCTCTTCAAAGCCCGTCATCATTAACTATTGGGAGTTGTGGACCACCAAGGGTTACTGGCCATTCCGTTCGACTGTTGATTGCTTGGCTGGGCAAGAGGAGCACTACAACCTTCGTATTGACTCGTACTCCAGCCTGACGTTGACCTTTGCAGGGTATGAGCACTTCAATACAAATGCGGACTTCCTGAAAGGCAAGCGGATCTTCCTAAAGCTTTACATCCCCGGCCGCTTACCAAAGTGGGTAAAGGTGTATGTACCGTATCGCTAGAAAGTCAGATGTCCAGCGTCCCGGGCATAGGGCGTTTTCCGATCGTCGCCCCGAAGTTATCGTGCGGACTGTCTGCTTCGTCCGAAGGTAGCCATCCCCCCCTGCCGTAGTGACTGCGTCAGGTTGGTTGCGAACTTAGGTTGAATCTGCAGAGTGGCTCGCGAACCTGGTGGATCCTTGTTGTCAAAAAAGCTCTAGACTTTTCTAACATCAACGTCCTGCTTCTGTAGGGTGTACTTTTTGCCCTCTTTAACTGCTCGAAGAAGATCCACGCAAGCTTCTGAGTATTTATTCGTGACACTTCCTTCGGCTTTCCCTGTTCGCATCTTTATGTGATAGACGTTGTCGCTTGCCTTTTGATCAAAGCCCGTCTGAT